AATTAGCCGTACTCTATAAAGAAGGCCCAATGAAAGGTGCTGGTGAAGGAGACCCAGCATCTGCTGAAGATATAGGAAGTGCCGATACAGGAGGAGGAGACTTTCCAGGAGAAGAAGGAGGAGGGTCAACCGACACTGGGTCTGAAACACCTGCCTCAGGAGGAGAAGAAGGNGGCGGAGAAGATCTATCAGCCGCACCAGTAGATTTCGAAGACGGGGAGTCACCAGAAGCATAATAATAATAATAATAATAAAATAAAAACTATTAACTAAACTTTATATTATACTGTACAATGAAAAATTTTGACCTCAAAAAATTCTTAGTAGAAAATAAACTAACCCCTAATAGTAACCTTTTAAAAGAGATTACCAGTAAAGGTAGTGTAAAGTTAAAAAAGCTTACTAAAGGTGGTAAAACTTATGAAATAGGAGATTTCGACCCAAATGATGATGGTAGAATAGAGACGATAGAAAAATATACTAACGGCTATGCTATAACCGGAGGAATCTATAGCGACTACGGAGACGGAGACGCTCCAAAAGAAACGTATATATATGCTATCGATTTTGATGGTAATGAAATGGACGAAGAAGATTTAGACGGAAGATACTAAATGAATATTATAGACAAAGCTATACTAGAATGGTCATATAAGACCACTAAAGGGTACCCTGACATTAATAATCAGGATGACCTAGCTTTGTTTGAATCTATATTTGGTTTTAATCTTACAGAAAACTCAATTCAATTACAAGCACGAGCTAAGATAATATCTGATAACCCCGGTATGTTTGCGGTGCAATCAAAACCAGGACGTATAATGAATGTTAACAAAATTTCTGCCCAAGAATTTGTTGACATACTGAAAACAACATTCGATATTGAAAATGTAAAAGTACATGGACCAAACACCGGACCTAATAAAAAATCTCTTACTTCTAAAGCCTCAGCAACGTTTGATATGTTTGAATTCGAATTTGAAGACAAACAGGTACTATTACTACTAGTAGGAGGGGCATCAGCAAATAAAGGCCAGCAATTCGAAGATAGAATGTTTACTGAGTTGAGAGATGCAGCAGGAATAGATATTACTGATTTAGAGAGCCCTCAAGTGGTTCAACTTCTCAACTTCCTTAAAATAGATCCTAAGAGCTACTCACAAGCTGATGTTAATCAAACAGGAGGAAAAGATACTAAAAGACCCCTAAACTTAGATATCGGAGCAGAAGATAAAGGTTCTACTATTTCGGATGTAGAAATTAAGACTCCTGGTAAAATGCATTACCTTTCTATCAAGAATAAAAAAGGTGATAATATATACAACGGAGGTAATGTATCTGCAATAAGGTTTAATGAAGATAAAACTAAGATTATATTAGACCAGGATTTATTCAATGCAGATAAAACTAAGGTAAGTATATTTGATATGTTTAGTATTGATCCTCAAAAAGTGGTAATCGGCCTTAATAACTATATAAACCAAACCGGAGAGGATTTAGGGCTACAATCAGTAGATTTTGATAAAGATAGAGTTTTCAAAATGATTGGATCCGCTGTAGATTATGGTTACACATATGTTAGAGAAGCAACAGATACTACTCTTAAGATAATACAACTAGATACTGCTGAAGATGCCGGTAAGTTTACAGGAATTCCAAAAGCAGTAAAAATAAGGTACCCTAACAGAGCGACTAAAAGTACAAACATAGTAGTTGAGTTAGAAGGTTCAAGAGCTGGCTACAGTAAAGTTTTAATAGAGATTAGAAACGCTGCTGGCGGATTAGATAAGCCCTCTATTAAAGCTAAAATTTTATAGTTATGGCACAAGACATAAAAAAGATAATAGCACAAGAGTATATCAAGTGTGCTAAAGATCCGGCGTACTTCATGAGAAAGTACTGTTATATTCAACACCCTAAAAGAGGTAGGATCTTATTTAACCTCTACCCATTCCAAGAAAAAGTTCTACACCTATTTAGAGACGAGCAGTTTATCATAACTCTTAAATCAAGGCAGTTAGGTATCTCCACTTTAGCAGCAGGATACTCATTATGGTTAATGTTATTTCATAAAGACAAAAACGTTCTAGCATTAGCCACCACTCAAGCAACAGCACGTAACCTGGTAACTAAGACTACTTTTATGTATGATGAGCTACCAAGATGGTTAAAATTAACTGCAGTTGAAAAGAACAAATTATCCTTGAGGTTAAAGAATGGTTCAAAGATACAAGCTAAATCATCTAATGCCGATGCCGCACGCTCTGAAGCAGTATCTTTGCTTCTGATAGATGAGGCTGCCTTTATAGAGAACATTGAGGAGACCTTTGCTGCTGCACAGCAGACACTAGCAACCGGTGGTCAATGTATGGCATTATCAACTCCTAATGGAATCGGAAACTGGTTTCACCAGACCTGGGAAAAAGCAGAAGTAAGAGATAATTCGTTTATACCTGTAAGATTACCTTGGACAGTTCACCCGGAAAGAGATCAAGCATGGAGAGACCAACAAGATAGAGACTTAGGCCCTAGGATGGCTGGCCAGGAGTGTGATTGTGATTTTTTAGCTTCTGGAGACACTGTATTCGAACCTGCTGATCTTTCTTTCTACGAAGAAACTTATCAAAAAGACCCTGTTGAAAGAAGAGGAGTTGATAGTAACTTATGGATATGGGAACCTGCTGACTACACAAAAGACTATATGGTTGTAGCTGATGTTGCAAGAGGAGACGCTGCCGATTACTCTGCATTCCATGTATTTGAAATAGAATCATGCACCCAAGTAGCAGAGTATAAAGGTAAGATTTCACCAAAAGACTTTGGTAACGTACTTGTAGGAATAGCATCAGAGTATAATGAAGCTCTACTAGTCTGTGAGAACGCAAATATCGGATGGGCTACTATAGAGCAAATACTTGAAAGAGAGTATAGAAACATGTATTACAGTTCTACCTCTAATATGGAGACAGTAGAATCTTATATGAATAAGTATGAGAGAGATAAACTTGTACCCGGCTTTACAATGTCTGCTAGAACTAGACCTTTAGTAATAGCTAAAATGATTGAGTACATAAGAGAGCGTTCTGTTACCATACAGTCTAAAAGGCTTATGTCGGAGATGAGAGTCTTTGTTTGGAAAAACGGTAAAGCTCAAGCTCAAATTAACTATAATGATGATTTACTTATTTCATGTGCAACAGCTCTATACGTTAGAGATACAGCACTAAGATTAAGACAACAAGGCATGGACTTAGCAAGAGCACAACTATCCTCTTTTACTAACCTAAATTCTAAAAATGAAGCAGTTATTAATTCAGTTGGATATTACCAAAATAATCCGTATATTGTTAAGAATAGCTACGGCGAAGAAGATATCTCCTGGTTACTTAAATAAAACTATTTATATACATATATTAAACTAACCCCAAATGGCGGATACAACTTTATTTAGTAGGCTACAGAGATTATTTTCAAGCGATGTAGTAATAAGAAACGTTGGAGGAAAGGAGCTAAAAATAGCTGACATAAACCAAATTCAAACAACCGGTAAATTTCAAACTAACTCCCTAGTTGACAGATTTAGTCGTCTGTACATCTACAATAATAAGAATATTTTCAATCCCAATCTAAATTATCAGACCTTAAGGATTCAATTATATTCTGATTACGAGGCAATGGATACCGATCCAATTATAGCCTCAGCACTAGACATTATAGCAGATGAAGCTTCAGTTAAGAATGATCAAAATGAAGTACTTTCCATTAAGTCATCAGATGAAAATATTCAAAGAGTTCTTTACAATCTATATTACGATATATTAAATATAGAGTTTAATCTTTGGTCCTGGACTCGTAATATGTGTAAATACGGAGATTTTTTCTTAAAGCTAGAAATTTCTGAAAAGTTTGGAGTGTATAATGTACTACCTTATACGGTATACAATATTTCTAGACAAGAAGGATTAGATCCAGAGAATCCTGCTAAAGTTACATTTCAATTAGATCCTGACGGATTAGCTTCTACTCAAGATCCTAACTATCTACCTAAATCTGGTAAAAAAGTAATAGAGTTTGATAACTATGAAATTGCTCATTTTAGACTAATCTCTGATACTCATTACTTACCTTACGGACGGTCTTATATAGAGCCTGCTAGAAAAATATTCAAGCAAGTTACTCTAATGGAAGATGCAATGTTGATTCACAGAATCATGAGAGCTCCAGAGAAGAGAATGTTCTATATTAACGTTGGTTCTATTCCCCCAGCCGAAGTAGATCAGTTCATGCAGAAGACTATCAATTCAATGAAGAAAACACCTTATATGGGGTCTGATGGTCAATACAATCTGAAATTCAATATGCAGAACATGATGGAAGACTTTTACCTCCCAGTCCGTGGTGGTGATACTTCTACTCGTATTGAAACAACAAAAGGATTAGAATACGATGGTACAACAGATGTACAGTATCTACAAGCTAAAATGTTTGCTGCTTTAAAGATACCTAAAGCATATTTTGGATACGAAGGTGATCTAAACGGCAAAGCAACACTTGCTGCTGAAGATATTCGATTTGCAAGAACAGTTGAACGTGTCCAACGTATAATGGAATCTGAATTGACTAAAATTGGTTTAGTTCATTTATACGCTCAAGGATTTACCGGAGAGTCTTTAACTAATTTTGAAATTAAGCTTACTACTCCATCAATTATATTTGAACAAGAAAAGGTTGCTCTTATGAAAGAAAAGATCGATCTTGCAAATCAAATGAAAGATACAAAACTATTCTCATCTGATTATATTTACGAGAGTATATTTAACCTTTCTGAAGACCAGTACAATGAAGAAAGAGAACTTGTTAGAGAGGATAGTAAGAGAATGTTTAGAGTCGCCCAAATCGAAAACGAAGGAAATGACCCGGCTAAGTCTGGTACTACATACGGCACCCCACATGATCTTGCTTCTATGTACGGTAGACGGTCTACTTCAACACCTAAGGGAGATACACCTTTACCTAAAGGAGCCGGCACTAAAGAAGTACCAATGGGTTATTCAGAAGAACCAGATTTTGGAGCACCAGGCCCAGAAGGCGGAAGACCTAGAGAGAAATTTTCAGTATACGGCACAAGTGAAGATCCACTAGGGGGAAGAGATAGATTA